TGTGACCCTCGCTGCCTCTGCTACCAAGTCAGCTCTGGCCTTTGCAGCTGCCGCCTCAGCCTCAGCCGCTGCCTTATTGGCTCCGCTCGCCTCAGCGGCAGCACGGTTAAACGTCTCCTGTGAGATTGCGCCGAGTTTCAGAAGATCATCCAGCCGCTGCAGCCCAGTTGCTCGCCGCTCCTCGTCTGTCAGAAACTGCTGAGTGATCCGCTGGCCATCGCCCAGCAGCTGAAGCCGCTCTTGCTCAGTGGCTACTGCTTGCTTCTGGGCATCGCTACCCTGGAAGATAGCCCTGGCATAGGTCTCCTCAGAGATGGCACCGAGCTCGAGCAGCCGAGTCAGTTCAGCGACTACATCTGCTCGTTGCTGCTCATCTGTCCGATATTGCCGAGTGACCTCTGCCCCTCTGGCGAAAGCGTCTGCCGTTTCCTGAGAAGCCGCCTTTAGCCGCTCATACTCATCAGCAAATTGCTGAGCGTCGATCTTCCCGGTCTTGAGATAGCTGGAAAGAAAAGCAAAATCCGTGGCAGCCTGACGCTGTGCTGCCGCAGCAGCCTCGCTGCCCTTAGCAAACTCATCGAATACGTCCGTGACCTTGCTGGCCTCATCGGCCAGCTTCTGCAACGCCCGCTCAGCTGGCGTGAGATTCTTGACGACGCCAGAGGCGTCGGCATTTACCTTCATCGCCAGTGAGAGAATGGTTGCCATTAATCGTTTGCGAAAGCCAGCAGCTTCTGAAGCTCGGCCTTCATCTGGTTTGCGTGTTGCGGGGGCTTCTCAATCGGATTGAAGTCTTCGGCCTTGGGTGCCTTGCCCTGCGGCGAGTACGGGGCAAGCACCGCACTCGTCAGCAGGCCCGTCTGCCGCCACGGATCGGGAAGAGCCTGGAAGTAGCGGGTAAACGCTATCCACTCCGAGAGCTCTTGCGAATCCATGCGGCGTGACAGTTCACGCACCGTCATGCCCAAGTGCCCCGCCAAACGAAACAAAAACCGTCTCGTGTGGCGGACGCTCAGTTTTTTGCCAGTTCCTCCACGTCGGTCTCGGTCATGTTGTTGTGCTTCATCGCCTTGTCGAAGAGCTTCGACACGATGGCAGCAGACTTCTTCGCCAGGCTCTCAATGCCAGCCTCGTCAAAGAGCCGCTCGCCGCTCTCGGGATGGCACAGGCAGCGGGCCAGATACTTCGTGCGGAAGTTGTCGATGCCCCGCTCCTTGTTGCCGATCCACTCCTTCTCGTATGAATCCCGCTCCTCCACGGTCATCACCCGGATGCCGAGCACGAGTGGCTTGCCGTCCGCACCTTTCCACTCACGCACCGTGACCTTGAGCACGGGCAGGTCGTCTGCCGCAAGAATCTGAGCCGCAAGTTCTGAAACGCTAAGCATGATTTACCCCTGGACTTTGAGAGTGACGCTGTACCGTGCAACGTCGTTCACGGTGCCCGCCAGGGTAAACTTCTCGAGCACGGCCTGGCCGCTGTAGGCCAGGCCGCCACCAGAGATGGAGACGGTGGCCCGCTTGCCGTAGGTGGCCGTCGAGATGTTTGCCGTGGATAGGCACTTCATCTCTATAGTGCCCACGTCAAGCGTCCACGTACTGGCACGGGCCAGCGGCAATGAGCCGCCGTGCGTCACGTTGAGCTCGGTGACTTCACCAAACGACGTGCCATCCCACGTAGCCGTAACGCCCGTCGCATAACTGGCCATGACGGTCCTCCGTCACGGACTAGCTGCGGGCAATACGGACAGTCGCTTGGCCTCGGATCGCATCCTGAGTCGCCAGCGTCAGCGTGGACGACTGCACCGTACCGGCACGGCTGAGCAGCGAAGAGCCGCCCACAGTGATGGCCACAGTGCCCGTGGCACGATCGGCGATGAGAGTCTTGCCGATGTAGTCGAACTGCACCGTCTGGCCGGTGTCGCCCGAGACCGAGCCCGCCAGCGGCAGGTCGAGAGTCTTGGCCGTCTCGCCAGCGGTCTGGCCGAGATGGCTGACGTTGATCTTCTCATCCTCGGCATTCGGGTCGGTGGCCGACACCACAATGTTCGTGACGGTGTAGGTCGTGCCGGCGAACGTCAGAATCGTGCCGGCACCATCATGGGGCGTATCGAAGGCCATCTGCTAAATCTCCTGCCAGAGGATTGAATACTGCTGACTGACTTGGAAGATTGGCGGCAAATCACCGCCAGCGAGTTGCACCACGCCGTCCGACTCAGTGTCGAGCGACACGTTGGCCACCCGGACGTAGTTTTCCACAGTCGTGCCCCATCCATCCAGAACACGACGGCACTTGTCTGCGATGTCTCGGGCCTCGCCATAGGTCTCCGAATAGACCTCGACGGCTAGCAAAACGGTGGACATACCCAGCGGGCCGCTCAGCGACTGCTGCCGCTGGATGCCCGTTCGTCGCCACGTCGCAAACGGCAACGCCGCCGAGGCCGGTGCCATCACCGGAAACACCCGCTGGCCGATCAAGGCCGCTACGGCAGGGTCTTGCGTGAGAGCGTTGGCGATCAGTTGCTCGGGAGATTTCAGCGGCATGGCTAGTCCTCAGATGACGGTGCCGCCCACCGTGCCGGTAGACGCAAAGGTGATGGTATTCAGTGCCCGCTCCAGCGAGACCCGCAACTCTTGCTGAAGGATCTGCGTGATCTGCGGCTGCGACTGCTCCAGGGCCGTACGCACGGGCGGCAGCCTGGGCGTGCCGCCGGCTGGCATTGACTTCACGCTGATGAACGACTCGCCCTTCTTGGCCTTTTTGAAGAACGAATACGGAGTCTTTGAGCCGTCTGAGTTGAACACGGGCCCACGCTTGTTAAAGCTCGAGGCGATGACGGCGTTCTGCCCGGCCTTGACGATGTGCGGACGAACCTCCACGGCAGGGCGACCGGGCACACGCCGCAGATGCCCACGCCGTCCATAGGGCGTGTTGCTGATCTTGGTAATGAACCGCTCTTGCGTGCCGAACTCCAGCCACCACTGATGAAAGCCACGATTCTTGCCACGCCGCACGCTGCCCGCCCCGGCCACCGCCGTTGATGGCTCCTTCGTGCTTTGCACATAGCCCACCAGGCCCACGGCCGCGCCGTCCTTCTCATAGGCTTTTGTCTTGGACGCCACAGCCCGCTTGAGGTTGCCGGTCGGCCCCTCGGGCGTGATCTGCTTCAGCCGCTGCTCGGCGGGCTTGATCGCCTTCTTGAGTGCGTCCTGCAGGATGCGGGCGAGCCCCTTGTTGTCGAAAACCTTGCCGAGAGCGTCACGCAGCTGCGTGATCTCGCTGGCGTCCAGCGATAGGTCGATCCGGCCAAGTGCCATCAGACGGCCTCCTGGCAGAGCAGCTCGTGCTCGGTCCTGTTGCCGTGCTCAAGGATGCTGACGATCTCCAGCACCCGCCCACGCCACAGCAGACGCATCTGCTGCGTCAGTCCCGTCATGTACCGCATCCGCACTCGGTGGCTCATCTCCACCTGCTGCTGGCCGCTGTTAAGCAACTCACGAGCCGAGACGCCTTCAACGCTGGCCCAGCGAGTCGAGAGGGCAGACCACGACTGCACGACTTCACCGAGGGCGTTGCGATTGTCCGCAGCCTGCTGCACCGTTACACGCTCTCGGAGTTTGCCAGCGTCCATTAGTCGCCATAGAGCAGGATGGTGTAGGAAGACGTTGCTCCCGTCACGCCAAGGTCAATGACGTTGACATACAACTCGTTTGCGAACGAAAAGTATTCGGTCGTTGCAACCCGGTTGCCGCTGCTCAGGAGCGATATGCCGCCGTCCTCTGGATTGGTCAGCCTGCACCAGTTGGATGCTGCAAATCCCACTCTCGTTGGATTTGGCATCGTGATTTGGCCGTCCGCCCCACGGTATTCATACGTTGACGGTTCAATCAGCACCGCCGCCGTGCCGCACGTTCCCGTAATCACCGCCACCTTGCCAGCGGTGTAGGCAGTGCTCGACTCCAGCGACACCACCTTCAGCGCCGCCGTGCCAGACTTATCGTGGAATAGGCAGTCCACCGTGATGCGGCCGTCGATGCTCATTGGCTGAAACTCCTACCCACAGAGTCGAGAAGAGAACGGGCCGCATCGGGCGGCTCTGCGTTACCACGCTTTTCGTAGAGTTCGTGAACGTAGAGCAGGATCGCATTGCGGATCGCCGCCGGCACGCTTGAGCCCGTGGCGCCGTAGCCAGCCCACCACGTCACCTGCACGGCGTCGTTGTCTTCCATGCCAGCCGGCCAGGTGCCGCCGTAGACAGTCGTGACTCGCCCCGGCGTCTCAAACCGCTGCACCCGGTATTGAGCCGTGGAGAGCGTGGCCGTGCTGCCGCTCTCGTGCGTGTACGTGATGCTCACCGCCGTGGCTGTGCCACTCGACACAACTGGCGGGCGTGGCAGCGTGATCGGGTACTGGCTATCCGTGGGGAACCGCTGGAGCCGCAGCCGCCACTGGGTATTGATGAGCGTGCGGTCTAGGTAGGCTTCGCACCACTCACGGGCCGTCGTGATGAGCGTGCCGATGTAGGTGTCATCGTCGCTCGTGTCCACCCGCAGATGGGCCTTGGCTTCGGCCACCGTCACCGGCTCAACGGCGGGGCTGGTCAGTCTGCTCAGGCTGAGATACTGCGGCACGGCGTCCTCGTCGTTTCGGTGTGGCGTCCGCTGTTTCGGCCACCGGCTCCAGGGCTGCGGTCTCGATCTCCAGCTGGTGGTCACGCACGGCTGCGCCCTTGGCCACCAGTTCAGCCGCCACGCCTCCAGGGATCTCCGCAACCTGACCGGTGCGGTAGTTACGCCACGGACGGGTAAATCTCAGTTTCATCATTGCCCCACGCTCCATGCAGTTTCGGGCCGCTTGTGTGTGTTCGTGAACTCCGTCGTCCACTGAAAAACCGGCTTGCCTAGATCCCGGCCCGGCCACGTCACCACGTACTCGCCGTGACCCAAGACGACACGGGGCGAGACAAAGACACGGTTTCCGCTGTCCCGCCAGTTCCTCCACATGTAAATGTCCGGGTCTAATCTGCCATTATTCCAACTTCCTTCGGGGTCAGGCTTACTCCAGAACCAAGGTTTCTTGCACCGCTTGAGTGCTGCCGTGCTGATGACGGTGCAGCCAAAGTGTGCGGTGTCCACCTCCTGCACGGGCTCGGCAAACCACGACATCGGCAGCTGCGTGTGCCCGGCATCGGGCGGATCGTCCAGCGTGCCCTTGAGCGTGAGCATCGGGCGGCCGTCCTCTCGCTTGGTCTGCAGCCCCGTGATGGCGTCGCACTGAAACGTCATCGCCATGGCGAAGAGTTGCTCCACGTCCTCCTTGGTGAAGAACGTGTCGTAGTCGATCATCAACAGATACTCGCAAGTGTCGACGAATTGCTCCATAACCCTTGTGTTTACTTGATCCCAAAACGCACCAGTGCCCATCGTTGGGCGAATCCCCAGCGGCATGAGTGCCTGAGCCCAGGCGAAGTGATTGGCCGTAAACGAGAGCCGTGGCATGCTCAGCACGGCCTCGACTCGGATGTCAACTTCCGTGCCACCGACTTTGACGATCATGCGTGCGTCCAAAGAGAGAGGGCGGCCCCCGCATGGAAGCCGCCCCCTCAAGATTGCACAACCGTCAAGCCGTCAGGCTCACGCACCGACGAGGCCGATGACCGGGCCCGCCACGGTGTCGCTGCCGAGCGTGTGGTGCGAGATGGCCACTCGGGCCACGGCACGAATCACGCTCTGATCGCTCAGGAAGTTCACCTGATCGCTCGAGGCGATCTCGATGCCCTGGCGGACACCGTAGATCGAGGAGTTCATCAGATCCCCGTAGAGGGCCATCACCACGCCGGTCGAGTCCGTGCCAGCCGGCAGCTGGTCGGTGAGCACCACGGGCTTGCCGAGGAAGGTCAGGCCGAGCCCCTGCGACAGCCCCACCGATCCGCCCTGGGCGAGATCGAGGTTCTGCATGCAGGTGGCGAAGAAGAACGGGCTCACGTACCACTTCGCACCCGCCTGGCTGTGAGGAGCCAGCTTGGCCATCATCGCCAGGAGATTGGCCTTCGTCACCTCGTCAGGGGTGTCGCCAGAGGCCGTCACGAGCGACGCCGCATAGGTGGCACCAGACGATGCGTAGAGGCCGCCAGTGTGCCCCGTGGCAATGCCCGCCACGGCCGGAGCGTTCGACGGGTTGCCGTTGAACGCAACCGTCTCAACCGCCTGCGACAGCGACAGCGACAGTTCGGCGGCAAGCCAATCGGCGATGCTGACGATTGAGTCGGAGAGCAACTCATTCGCGCACACCACGGCCGACGTGACCTTCTTGGCAGTCAGGGCAACCTGATTGCTCGTCGGGTCACTCGCAGTGATTGCCACATTCTCGGCAATCCAATTTGCGGTGCTTCCGGCGGTCCTGCGTGGGAAGAGAACGTAATCGCTCCCCATGTTCACGTTCATGGCGTTGGAAGCAAACGCCGAGAATTCACTCACCAAGCGCAATACGGTGGACTCAAGAATATCCGGCACGAATGCAGATCCGGTGGTCGCACCCGTCGAGCCCTGAGCACGGCTCTCGACGCCGTGGTCGGCACACCACCGGCGGGCCTCGGCGTCGCCACGCTTGGCCTTGATCCACATGCCCGTCTTGTAGGCGTCTTCCTCGCTCTTGAACGCACGGAGCTTGCCGGCGTACGGCACAGCGGAGATCCGCACCTTCGGCTCGTCGGCACGCACCTCGGGAGCCGGGGTGCAGCGATCCACCACGGAGCGGAGGCTCTTCGACGCCTCGGCAACCGACTTCTCAAAGTCGATCTTCTTGGCGAGCTTGCCAGCGTCGGCGTGGAGCGTCTCGAGCTCCAGATCACGCTCGGCGATCTTGTCGGCGTCGGTGCTCTCGATCGCCCGCACGGCGTCGATCCGGTTGGCGAGGGTGACGGCCTCGTCCTGAAGCTTCTTGAGGTTGTCCACGTATGTGTTCTCCGCCGGCGGTATTGCCGATGGAGTCCACCTTGCCACTAGGGGCGTGGAGCCTTGCAGTAGCGGACCTCTGAAACTGTTGTTTTTACAAACGCAACAGCACGCTGCCCGCACCTCGGGCAACGCAGATACCGCTGCCGCTCGTCACCGCACGGGCGACTACTGCGGGTCTTCAACTTCTCACCGCATGTGCAGCGTGGTTCAGACATTCTTCAGCCGCAGGAGAGCAGACCAGGCGGCGGCGACGCCCCGCAGAGCCGAACGCGACTGAACCGCCTGGCCTGCCGGCTCGGGAGTGGATTGAGCGGCGAGCCACGCTTCGTAAGACCGCATGGCGACGCTGGCGGACGTGCTGGGATACGCCGGCACGAGCACGGGGCCAACGTCATACAGCCCGCTTACTTCTCGGATCTGCCGCACGGCCTTGCCGTCTTCGCCGGTGCGAAACGATTCGTTCTTAGAGTCCACGGTGAAAGCGAACGAGGAGCCACGCACGTCACGCCGCTGGATGAGCTCGAGCACGTCGGCCCGGCTCACGGGTGGCGTCACCACGTACCGCAGCCCCTTGTCGTCGCTGGAGAGTTCCAGCGTGCCAGACGAGGTGCGGCCGAGCACGATGTTGCTGTCGTGGTTGAACAGAGCCACTACGTCGCCCTTGCCACGCTGGCGGCTCAGAATCTTGTCGAAGGCACCGGGCAGGATCTCCTCCTTGAACCCGCCCAGGTCAAGGCTCAGCCGGTTGTAGACGGCCGCATACCCGATGATGGCGGCACGGCCATCGGCACGACTCTCGACGACGAGCTCGTCACCGTCCTCAAAGGCGTAGTCACGTCGCTCAAGTTCCATCGTTCTGCTCCTCAAGGTCTTCGGCCTCGTCTTCGGGGCTGTCCTCAACTTCGGTGCCAAGGTTGAACGCTGGCTCAGCCGCTGGCGGCTCCTGGCCAACCTTGTCCAGCGTGGTCATGTTCTGCTGGATAAAGTGCTTGTCGCCTTCCGGCCCGATCGGGTTGAGGTTCTCCAGCTCTCGCACTTCGTTGATCGTCATGTAGCCATTTGCCAGAGCCGACGCATAAAACGCCGATCGGCTGGCGTGGTCGCCACGAAGCATCCCGCTGACGCTGTGCTCGGCGAAGTACCGCTCGTCGTCCACGATGAGATCCCGGCTGATCGCAGCCTCCCAACGCTTGAGATGCGGCAGCAGGCAGTGCTGCACGAACTCAGTGCCCTGTACTTCAATGTTCGAGTACGTACTTCTGGTCAAATCCTGAATCATGTGGGGCGGCACACGGAAAAGTCGGCAGCACTCGATCACGGCGAACTGCCGGCTCTCCAGCATCTGGGCACTTTCGTTGCTGCCGCTGAGTTCTCTCAACTTCACGCCGTTTGGCAGCACCGCCGTACGGTGAGCGTTTTGGCCACGGTGCATCCGCTCCCACGATTCACGAAGCCGCTCGGCGGCCTCAGCCGGGATTGGATTGTCAGACTCTAGGACAACACCAGGGCGAGCATTGTTCCCGAAGTACGTGGCGGCGTGAGCCTCTAAGGCTTGAGCCAGGCCAATGACGTTGGAGAACAGCTTGTATGTCGGGATGGCGTTGATGCCGTCCTCAGTCGTGAACCGCAGGGCAAAGATCTGCTCCTGGCTGTAGATGGTCTGCCGGCCGTTTGGCTCACGGTAGAGATACCGCAGACGGCCATCCTCAAGCCGCTCGGCCTGCATCCTCGAGGAGTGCAGCGGCCACAACTCCGAGACAGCACCACGGGCACCCGGCCGGATCTCGGCGTAACTCGCACCGTAGTGGAGATACATGCCGGTCATCCAATCGCGAAACTCTTGCGCCGTCTGCCACGGATTCGGCTGCATGTGCAGCAGCCGGTAGATCGGATGGCTCGTGGCCTTCGTCTTGCCGCCGTTGGCCAGCCGCTCGAAGACATGCAGCGGCAGCGAAGAGACGGCATCGGAGATCACCCGGATGCACGCCGTGTAGGCCGAGCATGCCATGGAGTTGTCGGCCGTCACTCGGATGCCGCTGGGCGTGCGGCTCGTGCTCACGTCGGGCCAGTCGATGCCACGGAGCTCAAGCATGCGGTGATCGGCGAGGAGATCGCTCATAGGGTGATGATGTCCCAGGATTGCTCGGCGGCCTTCTTGATGCTGTTCTGCTCCCACCCGCCCAGGGCGAAGATCAGAGCCACGATGCCGTCGATGCGGCAGGTGCTCTTCTTCTTGACTGGCCGGATGTCCTCAAAGGCCCCCGTCTCAACCGTGACGCCTGCTGCCATCCACGAAAGCACGGGGTTGCCTGCGTGGCGGATTCGCTGCTGGAGCACAAGGCTCTCCAGCAACTTGGTCGGGCTGCTCATAGAGCGAAAGCCCTGACCAAATGATTCCACGGTCAAGCCCGCTCCTTGCAGTTCCACGCCTAATTGCACGGCCCCGGTCATGTCCATCAGCACCCTTTCGACTTGGTGAGCCTGGGCGTACTTCAAGACGTACTCGCGGATTACTCCGTGGTCGATCACATTGCCGCTGGTGGCCGTGATGTAGCCCGAGTCAACCCAGTGCTGAAACGGCTGGCGGTCTGTTCGCTCACGCTCCATGATTAAGTCGCGTGGGCTAAAGAGCATTGCATCAACATCGAACGTGCCATCGTCGTGTGGAAACAGGGCGACGACGGCCGAAAGGTCCGTGCTCTTGCTCAAGTCCATGCCGATGATGCACGGGCGGCCAGCAAGCGGCACAGCAGGAGGAAGAGCACAGGCAGCCCATTTGTCTGGGTCTAGGAAACGGTTGCTTGTCTCTGTCCAGATTCCAAGCGAATACCTCAGCCAGCCGTTGAGCTTTGTCGCCTTATTGCGGGCCTCCGTTGCGTCGGCCGCAAAAGACTCCTCGGTCATGGTGATGCCCATGCCAGGGTTGCAGCGACGCCAGACAGCTGGCGAAAAGTAATCGTCCACGTCCTTCTTTGCAGCCCATATTCGCCCGTAGAAACGAGGGTCATAGGCAGGGTCTGCCATGACTTGCTCGGCATACTCGTGCTGCTCCCAGCAGATCGACTGCCTGTCGCTTCCCGCCGTAGTGATGGTGCAGATCAGTGGCTGCGGCCTTGATCGACCGGAGTACCGCAAAGCCTCCCAGAGTTTTCGATCCGGCTGGGCGTGCAGTTCGTCAAAAAACACAAACGAATACGAAGGCCCCTCAGCAGATCCGGCATCACGCGAGATCACACGCAGGCTGCTGTTGTTGCTGCGGTTGACGATTGTTTTTCGGCTGTCGATCACCTCGAGAACGCCACGCAACTCAGGAGATCCAAGGATCATCTTGGCCGTCTCGTCGTAGATGATGGCGGCCTGGTTGCGGTCCTTTGCTGCGATGCACCCGAGTTCACCAACGCCTTCCATCACGAGATGCCAGATAGCAAGGCACGACAGCAGCGTGCTCTTGGCATTTTTCTTGGGAACCTCAAAGTACGCGACACGGTATCGCCGCAGACCATCCTTATCCTTCCACCCGTAGAGAGGGCGGATCACCTCGTCCTTGTGCCAGTCCAGCAGTTTGACGGCATCGCCAGCCTTCGCGGTCGCTCCGTCCTTGGTGTGGACGCAAACGCCTTCCAAGAACTCAATCACAAGTTCAGCGTCGGCCGGGTCGTAGTGAAACCCGTCAACCCACTCACGCCTTCTTGCGGCGGGCAAGGAACTTGGAGAGCGTGCTTTCTTCCTTGGCATCCGGCTCCACCTTAAGGCTCGTGCGGGCTGCCGGCGACAGGCCAAAATCGCTTTCTAACTGCCGCAACTGCATCGCTAACTTGTTCGCTATCGAAACCTCTGGCCGCTGTGCGATGTATTTTATGTCGCCTTTGTCGTTCAGGATGGGGTACGTGTCGCCCTCTGCCTTGAGTTTTGCACGGGTTGCAAGCCACCACTCGTAGGTGTCGCAGTACCTGGCGAGGGCCTCGATGTCGGCCCGCGTCATCACTCGCACCGCCTGGAGCAACGGCAGTAGTTCATTCCATTTGGCGGCGGCAAGTTCACCAAGGTGCGACGGCATGACAATGCCATCGGTAGGTGGCTGAGGCTCGGCATTATTCAAACGCCTACAGCCCGGGTTGCCCCTGACAATCTTCAACTGCGTCGGCTCTGGCTTTGGCCCTCGGCGGCCCATCACCTACCCCCTATCGATTACCTGCACACGCGCTTTTACGTGGGAAACAGCGGGTTTTCCTCAGGCCA